TACACCCATAGAAGACTGTACCATATTGACCCTTCCCTATGGCACGCAATCGCGTCGCCTTACCGATTAAGAGTGGGTTTTGTTTGATCTTAGTGAAAAAATGTTTCTCGGGGTAACACGCCTTTGCGACGCTATCCTCTTTTCCCCGTAGGAGTTTTTTAACTTCTTCACCAACTGCGTTCTTCTGGGAATTGGTCTTGGCTTGGTTGGCGATGTGGACAAGATCCGCGAGCTTGACCATACTTATTACAAACTAAGAAAAATTTCTACACTTCTCGGGCATACCATTCCATAAGTGATACTGGCCACGCGGCACCGTGTTGAGCACATATTTCGTCATGAATATCTTCTTTTGTCCGGTATCCCTTGACATAGTTAAGGATATCTATATTCTGACTACCAATCGCACCAACTAAAGCCGCTAACGAATAAAGTTCCATAATTTCTTCAGACTTATCAAGTGCAAAAGCTGTCTGAACTGTATTCATGAAAACCTCAAACATATCGGTGGCGGTCTCGTGGTTTTTATGCGTTGCAATCCAGAAAGTCACATAATCTTCATGTTCGGTGGAACAATCACCAAGTCTTAATTCAATTTCATACAGGATTTGGTGTTCATTGGCACGAAGCATATCGGGGATGCCATACTTTATCGCTTGCATAAGTTCCATTTTGTTTTGATTTACTTTTACTATTACAAGTCTTGACTTAGGTGGCTATAAAGTTATCATCGTACCATCTTTGAATCGCTGGGCGGTCAATATCATTAAGTGTGCGTTCCAATTCTATCTCATCCACATGAGACATCGCATGTTCAAGGAGTTTTATATTTTCACTCATCACGGCGCCGGTCATCATTGATTTTCCCGACGCTCGCATGATTTCAGTCCAATGATAATGGGAATGTTCGCCACAGGCGTTCTTAAAAATCTGGAATATAAGACGTCCAGCGGTATGATCTGAACACTCCGCAACCCAATAAATTAGGTATGATTCTGGGTGTTCATATTCTTCTTCTATCTCAAATTCAACACAAGTGACTATATCGGAGCTTCTCAACGAAAGACCATCATAATCTCTTTCGTTGATAAGTTTCATAAGTTCCTCGCGAATTCTTAAAAAATTCAGTCGCCGGTAAAGTTTACCAGAGGGGAGGTCGTATAGGCGAAACATATCTATTTTTTGCGAGGAGTTTTTAATTACATTTATTCTTCATCTACTTCTTCATCTTCCTCCTCAATTTCAATATCTTCATCAACCTCGTCAGACCCCGGGAGGTCAAGGCCCTGGAAGGCGAAAGATGGAAGCCGGCTAGATTGCTCAAGAAGAGCCTGCTGGAGACGAATGGTTGCACCGAACTTGTTGTCAATGAACCAAATGGAGCTCACATCAACAATGGCCATAACCTTCTGTCCCTTTTCAATGGTGTCCAGGGAAACAGCTTCTCTCTTCATATTGTAAGCTTCTGGGACAAATGTACCATCCGGCTTGGTGGCAATCTTAAGCTTGAGAGTAGACGGGTATGGTTCCTTGCCCGGGCGGACAACTGGCTTATACAGAGCCTCGCGCAAAACAGCCACATTGAATTCCTTTCCCAGCCACTCCTTGGAGTTTTCAGCGACGGTATTGACAATGATATCGTCAAGTTCCTTCAATTTGTTTTGTAGTTCCACCGCTTCGGTATTATCAGGGTCAAAGCTGAGGTCAAGGGAATAAGTGGTGCGTCCAGTCCCCTCGTCGGTAAACGCACTGAGACCATACGGGGACCGCATGAATGGAAGTTGAATGTAAAGTTTCTTGTTGTCGCCTCCATTGAGGTAGACGGTCTTTCCGCCATTCTTATTCTTACGAAGTTTTGAAAACCCAACCGAAGCTGGGGAGAATTCAGAGGATCGTTGGATAGCAAGTGACATTGTGTGGGTATTATATTTCTACTAGGACCCTCGTCTTTAAATCAGTTTTTCGCGCGCCGTTTTTTTTATCAACCCATGGTAAAAGATAATCATGGGTCTCTTTAAAGATTGTGGTTGTGGATGTGATGGTCGAAAACAGCAGGAGAAGTTTATTAATTCCATAATTTCGGGTCTCACTTTTTTCATCGTTGCGAATCCAGAAACTTTCCGTCTCATGCGCCGCGTCCTCGGACCACGCATTGCGACACCAACCGGGTGTCCATCAACAACCGGTCTTTTATTGCATAGCACTGTGTTCTTTCTCATTGTTTGGGGTATGATGAATATTAAGAATGAAGCTCCTGTAATTCCAGAAGGGGAAGAGGAAGAGGAAGATGTGGGTCAATATATTATTAAACCAAAGCGTATGACTGACGTTGTGCCAGAACCAGGGACGAAGGAAGATAAATTTGTTGATACCGGTCTTAAACTCGGTTCAATGGATCTTAGCTCTATATAAGAATAAATGAACGATCCGTTGTTTGTTCAATTTTAGTAAATTTAATATTTTTAAGTTTTTTATGGATATTATTCACATGTTTATTGGTAATCGTAAAGCAATTTTCTATAAACATTTGACCATTACATTCCACAATGAGAGGCCCGGGTCCGCCAACCACTGATTGTAAAATCGCGTATTGGATAAATGAATGCATGTACGTGTGCCTTGGTTGTGAGATATTTGTATCTTATCTTTATCTCGGTCTAAATAAATGCTTGGTCTTGGTGTTTCACAGGGACTCAAATTAGAGCAGTTAAAAATCAATGGGAAAAAGCATGTACTTTTTAAAACAGGTGATGGCAAAATATCTGTGGTAGATGCTGTGTGTCCTCACAGAGGTGCGAATCTTTGTAAAGGGTGGGTGAAAGGTAATAACATCCAGTGTCCGTATCATGGCTGGGAATTTGATTCGGATGGAAAGCTTGTCAAAGTTCCTTCAACGAATAACATTATGTGTAAAGCTGATATAAATTCATACCCAATCGTGGAAGATGGCGGGTTTATTTGGTCATCTAAAGACACGGATAATTTACCCACTAAATATTGTCCAGAGTTATATGACCCAAATTGGGTAAAAGTTTATGGTTCAAAAGAACTCCAGGGGACTGTTCTTGATTGGATTTTAAATGGTACTGACATTTCTCATATTAACTTTGTTCACAACTTTGCCGACGAGGACAATGGTATTATAACGAATACCAAAATTGACACATTTGATGGGTACGTTGACTGTCATGCCGTGGTACAACCCAAGGCATCTTCGGTGTTCACTAAACACATGCAACCAGAAAATGGTTCTGAAATACACAGTCGCTTTGTGGCACCTTATACAACAATCATTCGAATCAAACTTAAAGATCCATACGAGTTTATTACATTTAGTACGCTTCTCCCAATGGACGATAAATCAACAAAAATGTCATGGTGTATGTTATATCCAAAAATACCAATACTTAACAATCCATTAGTCTATAGAAGATTTGATAAAAAAATGTATGAAACGGTATCTCAAGATGAAGCAATTGTAAAAGATATCACACAGGTTTCGCTTAATGTTAATGCTAAATGCGATATCTTTCAGTTGAAAGCTTTGGAACTATTAAAAGTTTAGAAATCCTCATCAAAACCAATTTCGTCCGTATCATCGTCTAATTTTCCGTAGTCTCCAACCCTTTTCTCAAAAAAGTTAGTCTTTCCATCAAGGGAGATATTTTCCATAAAGTCGAATGGATTTTTTGAGTTCCAAATTGGAGGTGCACCGATCTGTTTGAGTAAGCGATCGGAAACATACTCAATATATTCAGACATCTTCTCGGAGTTCATACCGATGAGATTACATGGAAGGGCATCCAGAATGAAACCCTTTTCAATCTCAACCGCCTCCTTCACGATGGAGTGAAGTGTATTAACATTGGGTTTGTTGCGCAAAACCTTGTAAAGTTCAACGGCAAACTCCTGGTGAAGCCCCTCATCGCGGGAAATAAGCTCATTTGAGAAGCATAAACCGGGCATCAACCCTCTCTTCTTTAGCCAAAAGATGGCACAGAATGAACCAGAGAAGAAAATGCCCTCTACACAGGCAAATGCAAATAGGCGTTCGGCGAAAGAGTGAGATTTTGCGTCAAACCATTTCATAGCCCAGGTGGCCTTCTTCTCAATACAAGGCACAGTTTGAATTGCTTCAAACAACTGCTTCTTTTCGGCTGGATCCTTGATATATTTGTCAATCATTTTTGAATATGTTTCACCATGAACCATTTCATTATGACATTGGTACGCGTAGAAAGAACGAGCTTCGCTTATCTGAACTTCATCGGCAAAGCTGTTATTGATATTTTCGAACACAATTCCATCAGAGCCAGCAAAAAATGCAAGAATATATTTTATGAATTTCTTTTCGTTTTCATTCAGGGTCTTCCAGTCATCGAGGTCTTTGGAAAGATCTACTTCTTCCGCTGTCCAATTGCTCATTTGAGCCTTCTTATAGAGTTCCCAGAGATGTGGATACTTCAGGGGAAAGACTGTAAATCTGTTTAAGGTGGGAGACAAGATGGGTTCGTATTCTTCTTCCACCCAATCCTGAAATTCAAAATAGTTTCCAATTCGATGTCCATCACGAAATATTTGAGGGTAGGAGTCAAGTCTGCCACCACACAACTTCTTAAGTTCTTCCTTTTCGATCATAACTTTTTCGTATTCAATACCTTCCGATTCACACAGGGAAACGGCGTGGTCGCAGTACTCACATCCTTCCTTCGAATAAATTGTAATTTTCATCTGTGGTATTATTGTTGATAATTTTTTGCCTGAAAACTCTAAGCATGATTGTGCCATCTGAAATAATTCAAAATGATATAGTTAAACTACTTGTAAACGAAGACAATGTAGAAGACGACTTCTTAGCTGTTGTGGGAATGAATACCGGCCTGACACTTGGAGTAAGATATCTAAACCCTACCGAACTCATATATAAGTCGGCTTGTGTCTATAAACTTGAAGATGGTGACATGAGTCCAGCTCCATATGAAAGTGTAATGGAACATCACCCAAGTGGAACAACCTTTGAGGATTTGGAATTCAAAATGATCAAGAATGGCCTGTATGCTAATATAAATGAAATTGATATTGAAGATTCTGATTCTGAAATCTACGATGGTGACGAGAGTGATTCGGAAATGAACGACTTTATCGTACCGGATAACGTGATTGATGGTGAAGTAATTCGCCCTCCTGACTATAAAACCATAGACAAGGAATGGAACGAGTGGGAGCCAAAATCTCCAGGGGCTCGCAGTTTTAAGGAAACTGTTAATGCTATTGAAGCTATGGCCAAAGCGCACGCAGATAACCTAAGTTTTAGTGCGTAATTACAAAATACAAAAAAGCTCTCACCCAATTATACCAATATGCTGGCAACTATCTGGTCTGAATTAGACCAATTATTACCCAAACCAAATGTTAATAAGCCAGTTAATACCAATTTTTGTCGTGAGTGCTCGGGGGTGAAAATCATTTCACCCGAAGGTCTTCCCACGTGTTCGGAATGTGGTCTCGTTGAAGACAATTTTGTTGACGAAAAACCTGAATGGACAAGTGGTATTACGGATGATGGACGTGTTAGCGATCCATCTAGATGTGGTACTCCAAACGCAAACCCGGAACTCTTTTCACAGAATTGGGGCAAGGGTACTGTCATTTCAACTCAACGCTCATCAACATACGAAAGCAAACGAATGGCAAAAATTAATTTCCATATGTCAATGAATCACAAGGATAGATCACTCTTTCACGCGTACAGGGATATTGACGAAGCGTGTCATGCGCTTCCAGATGTGGTACGCAAAGATGCAATGATGATGTATAGAAAGTTTAACGATGAAAAACTTACTCGCGGTGCAGTCCGTCTTGGTATCAAGGCAAATTGTGTACTTTACGCTTGTAGACTTGCTCAATTTCCACGAACAACCAAAGAAGTAGCTGATATGTTTGGTATTCAGTCTAAAGATATTAGTCGGACAACACAAATATTTAAGGATACGGTGATGGGTATCACCGAAAAGAATTACGTGACAAAGTCTTATGACGTGATGCAAAGACTTCTCAACTCCTTTGATGTCACAAAAGAGCAACGTCTCCGATGTAACAAGATGTGTACTAATACAGATGATTGTGTAGAACTTATGAGTAAAACGCCGACTAGTATTGCGTCTGCTATTATTCATATTGTACTTGGTTCGGAAGTGACAAAGGTACAGGTGTGTGAAAAATGCTCAGTCTCTGTGCCGACACTAAATAAGATTGAGAACATCATAAAAAAACACTTAGAGGCTAAAGACTTACTATAATAAAGAATGGTGGTCAAATTGTTTTTGGCCACTCCATGTTATGGAGGTTTATGTTTAGAAAAGTATGTAATGAGTATTATAAGGCTTCAGATTCTATTAATTAGGGAAGGTATCCAATTATATATGGATACCACCGAAAACGAAAGCCTGGTTCACAGGGCTCGCAACGTTGCTGTTGGTCGGTTCATGCAGAAGAGTGATTGCGATTACTTCATGTTTATAGATGCCGATGTTCATTTCGATCCGGAGGCCGTTGTCCGTCTTATTAAGAGTGGTCATGACGTGAGTGTCGCGTGTTATCCCAAAAAGTTTGTTAACTGGGAACAGGCCGCATCGGCCGTGAAAGATGGAGACGAACGTAATATGGCAATGCTGTCTTCAAGTCTTGTGATTAACTTTGGAGCAGCAAATAGACCAGTTAATCAGGGATTTATAGAGATTCTTGATGGTCCCACTGGTTTCATGTGTATAAAAAGAGATGTTTTCAAACGATTAGAGGAAAAATTCCCCGAATTGTGGTGCAAAAATGATCATCAAAATAGGGACTTTGACGACTATCATGCGTGCTTTGATTGTATGATAGATCCTACAAATCGTAGGTATCTTAGTGAGGATTACGCATTTTGCAGAAGATGGCAACTATCTGATGGTAAAATCTACGCAGATGTAAATACAACTCTCGGGCATGTAGGAAACTTACCTTTTACGGGCTGTCTCAATGAAAGGCTTAAGGCTTAGCCACTTTTAATTTATATTATGAACCTCGTTACTATAATTGTTACCCGTTCCAAAAGTTGTCACGTTAAAACGCTACATGCAATTCTACGCATGAATTTGAAATGTATAGAAGCGCGAATGCACAACGAAATTGTCTTCGTTGATGACGACCCGTATAAGAAATCTGAAGTTATTCAAAAGTATATACGGATGTGTGATCGTTTATTTTTTATTGATTTTGGTGTAGGTCTAGATCAAGAAACAATAAACCAGGTTTTTGAAAAACACGAAGGCATTGGTTGTCTCGTTTTTCCGGGTGTTAAGGAGGGTGTGGATTGGGGTCTGTTTAGGGCTAAAGTTTCCAGTGATACGAAGGAACCGATTGAACAGATGGGTCTTCACTTTGACACGGAAGTTGGTAACGAAATTTCTAAAAACATATACACGGTGAAAAGCAGCGAAGCCCGTGTGTGGTTGATAAATACAAAAAATGTCATAAAAAGTATCAAAGACAAAAAAAATGGAAATATAACAATTCATCCAAAAACGTTGGAAAAGTTCAAAGAAAAGGGTGTAAAGATTTGTGCGTTTACAGCAGCTAAGTTAACCATGACATACGCACATGAATGTGTAAGTAACATCTTGAACGCGGCAGGAGTTAAAGCGAGTTAAAGTTTAAATTGTATTGTAAAATATGTCCTTCGAAGAGTACGTGATAAATTATATACACAAGGTTTGGGGAAGTCGGGAATATTTCCCGGGACCTCAACCAGTCTCTATTGAATATCGTCACTTCCCCATTCTCAAAAACAACGAGTATGTTGTTTGTGAGAAAACGGACGGCGAGCGACACATGCTTGTTGCCTTAACGTACGAGGGTAAAAATAAATCGGTATTTGTAAACCGAGCTTTCAATATTACTCCGGTATCCATACGATTGCCGGCATCTGCGTATAATGGAACTATTCTTGACGGTGAATTATACGATAATACATTATTTATATATGACGCTATTATGGTCGGTGGTGAACCAGTTGGGCAACTCAATTTATATGGAAGACTTGAAGCAGCCGCAAAAATTGCGAATTCTGTGATTAAAATGAAATTTGATAAGCATCGCTTGAAAATGAAGACGTTTCATCATATGCGCGATTATGACAATTTCATGTACAAGTATCTCCCTACTGTTCAACAAAACGTTGATGGTCTTGTTTTTACACCTATAAATGAACCGATGAGGATTGGTACACATGAAACCATGTTTAAATGGAAACCTCGTGAGAAGAATACAGTTGATTTCTATATGAAGAGGGGTGAAAGTTTTAAAGGGATTGGACAAAAGGGAGTTCCAGTTTGGAAACTGTATGTTCAAGAAAAAAAGAAACTGATTTATGAAAGTGAATTTGAAGTGAGTAAAATGAATGAACCATGGTTTGAAGACGGGGCAATTGTTGAATGTATGTACATTACCTGGGAAGATGGACCATTGTGGTGGAAACCACAAAAGAGACGCCGAGACAAAACACACCCAAACAACCGCCGAACGTTCTACAATACCATCACAAATATTAAGGAAGATATCCAGATGAAGGAGTTTTTAGATTGTAGACCATCACATAGTGACCACCCGATGTAAGAAGATTAACTTCATTTAAAATTTCATCGTTCGCGAGATACCATTTGTCTTCATGTCTAACAAAGCTAACGTAATGACCACCCATTTCGTTACCTGTGTGTTTAGCACTCGCGATTAAATTGTATTCGTATTTATCAATTAACAACTTTTCAATCACGCTTATGTTAGTCTTTTTATCAAGAGAAATTATAAGAACTTGTGGAAGGTGCGAAAACAACATTCTGGTAGTCGCGGCATTGTGTATTTTGCCATTCGTATCTTCAAAATTTTTAATCGCGTTCCAATCTGTACTTTTGTTGAGCATTTCACCCAAATTGTTACCATTTGCTGATACTATGTGAATACTAAAATCTTCAGTTGATGATGTTTTGCCACCGGGCCATATTGTTTCTTGTGTCTTTTTACCATAAAACCACGATTTTATAATAGGACAAGATCTCTCAAGAATATCTATAATGCATAAAAATGCTTCTTGTGCATCTTGGGGATCCGTATTATTAAACCTCGGAAAGTGTTTGAAAAATTCACACATCAGCGGTTTTAGATTTGCACAACCCTTTTCTTCCGATACCCAGTAAAGTTTTACAAGCGTTTGGTATAATCTTGTAAATTCACAATTGCCTTCGTAGTTAGTCTTTAAAAAATAATTTGAAAGAACTGGGATATTAAGAAGGCATTGTATTACACTATTGAAATAGCATGTATTCCCGAGGTTTAAAAACCCCCTCATTACAATTTATACACAAAAAACACTTAAGAAAATACCGCGTAATAAAAATGTAAAAACCATGCACGACATCAGGGCTATTGTTGATAAGATCTTCTCTGTGTTTGAATCTCATAAAGATGAAGAACACATTGAAATGGAAATCCGCCTCGGAAAACACAATGGGACGTTTTTCGATACAAATGTTGGCAAAGAGAACTTTGAGAGAGTTTTAGAAGGTCTCAAAAAGTATGACGGCTGGGAAAAAACAGAAACGACAGAATCTGATGTTTATTACAGTGATAGCAATAATATTCGTCTCTCGGTTAAAAAGGATCACCAAGATGGAGACGACGGTGTAATGGTTCAAAAGATTAACGTTTTGAAAGAAGACTTTACTGGAACACCGACTGATATGCGATTTAGTATTTCAAGAGAAATCCCCACGTGGGGCGAATATGAAATGGACAGAGTTCGCACAAAGAATCGTCATTCATTTGTGAGAAAGAATCTCGCTATTGACATGACCGTGTCATCGGGTGATAATGCCGATATGGACTCCGAAGAACCATGTTCATACCAAATTGAGTTTGAAATCGTCAAACCACAAGACGTCGCGAGTCGCGACGAGTTCTTCAATATAATTCACAAAGTGAACGATTTATCTAAATTAATTCCTGTGTAATAAATAAGATGTCACGTTACATATTTCTAGCCCTATTGGCTTTCGCTCTTATATACGAAACCGAAAAACGTTCTGACCAAATTGCCGGTTCTAAAAATTTCCATATCAGCGCGGGCAAGTCCAAACAAATGTACATTCTCATGCGCGAGAATGGTATGAGTCGAGAAAATCTAGAAAAGTTCGTGCAATTGGAGGATCGTTTTCTCCAAATTGAACGAAATTCTGTGTGTTCGGGTGTTTCTCACATTGTTGAGGCGACAATCCTATCAAACTTGATAAGGGAGATGTTCCCCAGGTATAATTTCGCGTATCACACATTCCATCTCAAGCAGGTGGGTGAACCACTTAAAACTGTGAACTCACAAGTAATATGTTAAGTAAATTCCAGATGATCATATGATGCTTGGGGCTGTCAATCTTTTGATAATTTTTAAGAATGTGTAAGATGAGTTTATTATCGTCTTCAAAGCACAACTCGCCAGTTCTCGTCCCGACACCGTCCTCGTCTTCCTGTCTAAATTTTTCATCAAATTTATAATCAATTTCAAGTGACGACCACTGCGAGTTTTTTCGCCCTTGTCTAATGTAATCAGCTATAACGTAAATAATCGCGTCTAAGAACTCTTCGGTTGCCATTTCAATCCAGGAGTTGTTAGGTGTTCCCCATTCCCTCGTGTCCGAGTTAACAATCACCCCGTGCCCATATCGCTCCTTTCCGAGTTCAAGACGTCCCACGATCTGTTCAGCAATCGTTTCCATGTTTAATAAGTCTATTACTTATTCCTTAAGTTTAACCACGTCTTTTTATATTTTTCAAGTTGTTTCATAGTTGGCCCATTATTCATAATATAATTTGTCGCGGCATTTCTGTATTGAGTTACAAGTTTTTTTGGTACACCCGTGACATTCAACTGATTACGAATAACCTTCTTTTCCAGATTTCTACCTCTCTCACTCTTCCACCGATTAACAAGTCTCCTTTTGATAATATCCACATCTCTCTTGAATGGAACACCCTGTTTATTTCCAGTCTTCAGTTTGTTAAGACGCGCTTTCATCTCCTTAACATCATTGTTAAGAGAAGGCATCACATTCTTATAACGATCCATCCACCGTTTGCCATAAAGTTTGACAATATCTTTGCGAATAGAGTTTTCGTTGAGACCCCTCTTCTTAATGACTTGCTGTTTCTTTGCATTTTTCTTCTTTTGTGCTACTTCTTTGCGAGTGGGTGGCGTCTTTGGTTTGGGTTTGGGAGCAAGCATAGCATTGCGCGCCTTTTCAATCTTCTTGCAGAGGGTGATTTTTGTCTCCTTGGGGTCTAGTTTAATGTTGAGAATACCAGCAATTCTGAGGAGTTCGGTTTTGCTGTACCCCGTGCAGGTGGCTCGCCCAACCTTGAAATTCTTACCTGAACCAACAAGGGCGACATTCTTCTTTTTCTGGGTATTACGGAAAGTGGTGCTCTTCACTCCCGAAATCTTCTTAATCTTTTCGCATATCTCCTCCTTCTTTGTGGACACTGTGATACCAACTACACCCATCTTTTTTGCGAGATCTACAAGTTCTGACTTTGGCATTCGCATACATTGTTTGGTATCAATCTTTATGGCCGATGCCTGTTTCTTACTCAAAACCTTCTTTACTCGTTTAGTGGTTGTTTTACCCTTCGCCAGTCTATTTGGCACGGACGCAGTTAGAGATATTTCCCCCTTTTCGTAGAGCATTTTTACAAGTTGAGCACCATCGGTGTATGATGACAACATACTGGATGGCATCGGAGCACCCGATATCTGAATGTTACCCGACTTGGCCAATATATATTTATGGCCCTTATATGTAAGATACATAAACGGTGAGAGTTCCGCGTCATACTTGACATCCATAGCACCATAATTGGTTACAAATTTTCGGGCAAGTGCGTCCATATTCTTGAAAATACCATTTACTCTAAACTGTCCACTGAGATTATTGTATTCAAATGGACTATAAAGGAAGGCTTCCTTCTCGCTATAGTTATTAACAATGAAACGACGGATAAGCTCGGGTTGATTTGATATATTTGACCCGATAAAGCCACCCGAGAAGCGAATTTTTCCGTTTTTATAAAAGTTGACTGTGGCACCCTTGGATTCGGTACCATCGGAAATCACAACCTTCAATTGAACGGTAAAAAAGTCTTTGTTAAGGTCACCTCTCTTTCCATACTCGCGAGTATGTGTGAAACCCGTGGTAAAACGTCCATAGATACCATTGATCTCTTTAGTGTCTAAATAAAGACCCTCGCCAATTGGTGTTTTGGGTAATGGGGTCTTAAGGAGAATCTTTTTGACATTGATTCGTGTTTCGGAACTAAAATTCTTATTCACGGTTGCGTTGAACATTCCGGGGTTCAGTTTACTGACCTTGAATGTTGGGGGTGATGGCACAGGGTTCATAGCCATCGCGATAATTTCATTAGTGTTGGTATTATCATTATTGTTTGAATTGTGTACAAATTCGGCAAACTCCCCATAGTTTTCATTGCTCATAATATTCTTTTGTAGACGAGGGGGGAATGCCATATCCGCCTCAATTTCCCTGATTAGTGCATTATTTGACGCAGTTGTAGAAACAGAACTTGGGCTGTTTGTGGGGCGCACTTCTACCCCCGACTGCTTGACAAACTCCCTGAGCTGCTGACTCATATCTACTATTGAGTATTATTTTTTTAATAATTCTCTGTAAACTCGAGGGATTCTTCAACCACATCTAAGCCGTAAATGACTGGCTGTTTGGGATAACTTCTACCCTTATAGTTAACTACCTCCTCCCTGACATCAATGTCACGAGAACTGAACGGTCCAGCATAGAAATCTGGATTAAACTTGGGCTTACCCAGGTTGTTTGCTTGACAATGCTGGTTGAACACCTGGATGAACAATTTTTGGGGCACAAAGAGTTCCTTTCCAAATACAATGTTTGTGCTTTCCAGGAAGTTGTGAAGTGTGCTCGCAACCATAGCTACTTGCTTCTGGATCTTCTTGAAGTATTCCGGAACCACATTCCATATATCTTTGTCCCTGTACTTATTTGAATAATCAAGATAGGCTTTCACACACTTGAGAAGAATAATCGGTAGTTCACGATTTAGCTTTTCGTCAAGTTGTGGATCCGCCTCTCTCACCTGCTTTGAAAAGTTCCATGCCAAAATACGACGGAGAACGGAACCAGAATTATCCTTCCAATTTGGAACCTCATTCCCCCCGAGGACACCTGGAACATTCCACTCAATTGAAACCGCAGTTTTATTCTTCACTGCTACCGATA